TTATTATCAAAATCCTTATCTGACCAAGGTCGGAATCCACCGATTCTAGTTATAAGTTTTTTGACTGCACGATTATGGCGCATGCGAGCAGCATCATCGCTGCCTAGACCCATCTCGGTAGCGACATCGCCATAGTCCATAGATTCAGCGTACCTGTAAAACAATACTGTTCTATCCTCAGTACTGAGTTTGCGGTACGCTTTATCTATTTCAATCATCATTACCATCATGTTGCCGCCCTCGGCGGGGGCAGGTGGCTTAGTAGGACCAACTAAATTTAACTTATGTGACACACCAAACTCACCCCGTAAAACTGAGGGTAGGAGTGCTTCGATTATATCTGCTTCATAAAAGAATACATCTGAAGTTTCATAGCCAGTAGACTTGGCTTTCCACTCCAAACAATAATCCAATGCATCATTACGAAGGCAACGATAGATTAGATTCTTAGCATCTTTCTCGCCTATTGCTTCCCACTCGTTTAACTTATTGGGATGCTCAAGGAACCATTTATATAATGATTGTTTGATATCTTCCAACTCAACCATATCATATTTTCTGTGGTACTCAGATGCAACGGCAACCACAATGTAGTCCCATTTTTGTATGCGATTCCATGCTAAATGTTTATCGTCTACCATTTGAAAGTTCGACCTTCCACAGTAAATGATTTATTAACGATAGGAACTAACTCTGGAACTACTGTCTTACCATTAACATGAAGGATACCAAAGCCTTGTTGCCATGTAAATAAGCCAGCCTTAATATACTTAGCGTTAGCATAGTTCATTAAGTTTCCTAATTCCATACCCCAAACAGTTCTAGGTTTGCCACCACGATATGTTTGAGTGTGGTGTGTTAAGCCCATGCGGTGCGTGTGTCCACAAACTACTGACATACCACTACGTTTGGCTAATCCAAGGGCTGTGGCTCCAGCAGTAGGCTGAACATTACCTTCATCACCATGCATTAACAACCAGCCAGGGGCTAGTTCATATGGGTCTTTGTGGTATTTAATTCCTAGTTCATCAAGCCCTAAGAAGTTTTCTAATTGCAGTTCAGGTAAACCAAGTAATCCTGGTGTCCTCATTGCGACTGTATTAAATAATCTATCAGTATGATTACTGCGAATCATATGTTCAATAGTTAAGTCATAGAGTACCTTCTTAGTTGTATCTCTATCGCGTCCAATAGAACGCTCAAACTCTAACTCGGTGCCTTTACTCCATTTACTGATAGTCTGCATATCCATTTCATCACCACAAGATACAACAGTTTCAGGTTGATACCACTTGATAAACTTTGCGATTGCATTCACCGCTTCTATATCGTGATATGGTACTTGGAGGTCTGAGATGCATACAATATTTTTCATTAGGCTATTTCCTCTATTAGTTTAATTGCTTCTGACATACTATTACTGCCAGGAAACAAGTCATCTAAAGTGTCTCCCTTTTTATATTGCAATAAATTTAATATCCAAGTATTAAAATCTAATGGCTTGGCTCCATAAAAGTTTTTCTTCATGGCAATTCTACCTGAATGCCAGTCTCTAATCATTGGTTTTACTGGTGTTTCTTTACGCCCACCACGCCAAATTACAGGCTCCCAGGCATACTGTATGGCTACATTTACCCTTATTTGGTGGAATGTTTTAGCCCAGACTGCTACTCTCACATCATCTGGACATGCAGATAAGTATAGTTTTAATGAAGGTGCTGATAGCGATACTGCCCACCCATCAGGATACTCATCAGTTAATCTTTCAACTAATTGAGTATGAGATTTAGGGTCATCCCATATCTCCGCTTCTTTATGAAGCGAAGAATACTTTTTACCCATACCTAAATATGGTGGGTCAGCATACGCAAATTTCATTTTTTCTTAGCGCGTCTCTTGTTTTCTTTGGCTACGTTTTTACTTTTAGATAGCACTCTTAAGTTCTTAATGCCATCTTTGCCAGCACGACCACCATTATCTACATGGTCTACTTCTTGGTTGCGCTTTAACTTCTTACCAGTAGCCTTCTTATAATCTAAGCGGGCTTTGTTTGTAGATGTAGTCTCAGTTGTGCCATCTTTTTTCTTGCGCTTGATGACATAGATAGGACGACCACCATTTTGTTTACTACCTTTGTAAGGTCCAAATATTTTCATAACTGCTCCTCCATTATTTTAAGTATAGTATCATCCATGCGTTGACCTATCTCTTCATAAGTAAATAAGTTTTCTTCTAAATCAAGAATCCATGATGTATGTCTATCTAAACTAACATGAATATTGTATGCAAATTTAGCAATCCAAATAAATGGAATTGATAGGTAGTATCTCATTATTTGTCCCACTCTCCTCTCAGTACTAGCAATCCAATGATTGCATAGTTAGCCATGTCCTTAAATGAATCTTCAAATGATTCATGTTCTGGACTTTTTTTATTGTCAACTAGATTATTAATTCGTGCCAACTTATCATGCATACGAACACGCAGTCCATTGATAGCACCACCAGGGGCATCAGCAATATTCTTTGCGCCGTAATCTCTATGTTTAGACAACATTAAGTCTAATAATTCTTGGTAGGTTTTTCCAACATGGTACTCAAAAGTGGTATTTTGAGCGTCAAAATCAACGATTTCTGGTCTATCTTCTTGTTGGTTATATGGAAACCTTGCTTTTCCAAGTGGGTTATAATCTGCCATATCTCTTCACTCTCCATCTTCTTCTTCATCGGTTTCTGCTAAAAAATGTATTAGTTCGCTATCTAGTTGTCGCATCTCTTCATGTATAACTATATCTTCTATATACTTTTTCATCTTCTTAGGACTAGATTCTGCAGCATATAATGTAGCGTAGGTAGATTGAGTAATATTTTTAATCTCTTCAGGATTATCTGCCATACTATAAATACAACGAAGTAAAGAACCAATCATTAACTGATATCCGCCAGGAAGTATAAGTTTAGGGTCAAACTCTTCATCACCTGCATCATCTATTAAATGGTCAGTAGCCTCAAATATATTATCAAAATGCTCACCACATATTTTGCATGGCGGAATCTTATCTTTCATCTAATCCTGCTCTTTCTCGAATAAACTGGGAGCCGTATTTAACGTAGCAAGAATTGACATCTTCTCCGTCTGGCATCTGCACGATTGTAACTGGCAACTCTCTTGCAAGACTAGCAGCGAATTCTTTTCCTGGTTGGTCTCCATCGGCAAAGACAAAAACTCTTTCAAAGTCCGCCAGTAACCTAGTATAGTGTTTCTTCCATGAATTTGCGCCAGGTACTCCGATGCAAGGAATCCCAACACAAACAGACAAGGTAATAGTATCCAGTTCACCTTCGCATACTCCAATCCAATCGCCTGCTTTATCAATATCTAATACATTGTACATCTTTGTTTCAATTCCTGTCATTCCCATGTATTTCGGTTCCACCGCTGGATTAAGCGACCTAAAACGTAAGTCAACAACACCAGTTTTAGTAATGTAAGGAATCGAGAGACGACCTTGGAATGCTTCATGTCCAATTTCAGGCTCCTCTACTACGCCGAATCGAGCCAGACGCGCTGCTTCCCGCGTTATTCCCCTGCTTGCTAGGTAATCTTCCGCCTGAAAGATGTTTGCCGCGTACTTTGCCGCTGCTTTGCCCAGTAATTCCTTCTGCGAAAGATTTTGCTTCACGTATGTCAATCCTTTCCTGTTTCGCTATAATCTGTAAACTATTGCCGTTCATCCCACAAGCAAAACAATTAAATATGTTTTCCTTCGTGTTAAAACTTGCCGAACTGTGAGTGTCGTCATGGAACGGACACTTCAGATTAACTTGTCCAGTAGTCCTTGGTGGGTTAGCACCGTAGTGCCTTAACACCAAAACTATGTCTGGCAAATCATCCGTCAAATACATCGCCCAACCTTAATACTAGATAAGAATCTGCTATTTTTTTTCCTCGCGCTTTGATAATGACCGCAGGTAAGACGGATGTTCTTTTAATCCCTCTTGCCTCTGAATAATGCGTTGCTTCAATCTGAGCCTCTTTCGTCCAACCAGAGAGGTCAATGCGACCTGATTGACCTGGTGCTTTGGCTTCAATGACTCCAATGAATCCAAGGAAATCTGAGCGGACAACAACATCTCCTTCATCTCTTGCACCTGTTCTAGCAAGTCGCTCACTATCAAGTCCAATTCGTCTAAAATAATCTCGTAGGTCGGTTTCAAATGTTGCTCCTCTGGCTTTGTGGGATTTCCTAGTTGTCATTTCTTTTGTATCCATAATTGTTCATTAGTTTCAATGATATCAAGTTCTAATTGTTTAGCCCAGCAAAAGAAATCAATTGCTGACTTAGGCTCATACAGTCCACCCTTTTCGTGAGTCCAACTGTAGTCATCAAATGCCATAATGCCACCAGACTTTAAGTGTTGCCACGCCATTACTGCATCATCTAATACATCCGATGCGGTGTGACCTGCATCTATGTAGATAAAGTCATACCACCAATCGCCATCATCTTCATAGTTGTTAAAAAATTGGTTACTGGCACCTCTTATAGGAAATACATTATTGTAATCTTTTATTCTGTGAAGGTAACTTTTCCACACATCTTCAAAATCCATTTTACTGTGAACGTCCTCCGTAGGAGAACCAAGCCAAGTATCAACATCAATTAGTTCTGATGATTCATCAGTTAGGATATTGTCTAACATCCATATACTTGCATCTCCATTAAATACCCCGAGTTGCAAGAATTGTAGGTTAGGCTTGTCTGCAAATGAAGATAAATAAAGTTCAAAGTTATTCTGTCGTTCGACAAACCAATTAGGATATATTGTCATTCGCACTCCATACAATAGTTGTATGCACGAATGTTTGGTATATACATTACAAACTGTTTACCACAATGAAAACAATTGATAGACGTCCAATCATCCTCAATGAAGTAAAATGGGTTACGAATTCTTAGTTTCATGAGTTCTCTGGGATATCCTCTACATACATATATTCAGGATTAAATGCTAACCAAGTCATAAGCGTCCCTCCCGCATCTGCTCTTCCGTAGCGATTCTTGACTGCAGCAACGCCAAGCGACGTGCCAACAGTGCCAAGCGTACATATGAGGGCAGGTAACTGAGAAACCTTCCCTTGTATTGCGCTTCTTGGCTGACAAGGATTTCCAGGAACTGCTTCCGAAGTGTGGTGTAATACGACAATCGCAGCATTAGTTGCTCTAGCAAGATACTTCAACTCCTTCATAATAGCCCGCATTGATGCGAACTCTTCGCCACCATCGGTGGCTACATCCATTAGGTTATCTAAAACTATTAATGTTGGAGCACAGCCCCATAGTTCTTCAAAGGCTTGCACTTCCTCGTCAATGTCCTGTAAGGTTGGTGATGAATCAAATGACCAAACTATATGGCTACCCTTTTGTAAGATAGCCTTAGTCCATCCAATATCATTATTAAGTTTTTCTTCAACATCTGTTTGGTTCTTACCTGATATCATTGATGCTAATCGCATAGCCATTGTATGTGCATTAGTATCAGCAGATATGTAAAGAGTTGGAACATTAGTCTTTAATGCAATCGCTAGGGCAAGTGTTGATTTACCTGCCCCAGGAGCACCCGCAAACATTGAAACCTCTGCACGTCTGATAATAATCTTAGAGGCTTCAAATGATTTAAAACAACTAGGTAGAGGTTCCCCTCCAATAGAGGCCCTTCCCACAGACCTAACTAATGTACGCATTTTACTGCCCCCTACCTAGTTGCTAAAACGGAAACTGTTCTTCTACTAATTTACTGGCTTGCATTGGTCCACGCCCTGAGGCATTGGACACACCCACATCGCGTAAGGATTCCCCGTCTTGCTTGAGATTCCCGACTTGTATTTGCGTGCTCCGTGTTGACACGTTGGCCCTGCTCCAGCGGACGGAGGCGTTGCCTGGGGTGGTGCTGAGGAGCGCTGAGGCTCTGTGCTTGGCGTGGAACTCGGCGTTGATAAAGGGGCGGTAACCGCTGCTCCCACCACCAACTTTTGTACTGCTGCAATTTGAGTAGCAAAGTCGCCAATGCCCTCAAGCAATACACTAAGTTCGTCCGCCGTGTTGGCTCTGACGTTAATCAAATCGCCAGTTCCAGTTTTGTATGATACTTGTAACTTCCAGTCTTCTGCCATTTATATTTCCTTCTTTACTGAGAATTCACAATGAGCGGTAAGTCCGCACATGTATTGACAAGAGTTTGTGTTGGGCAAGAATATACCTGCTTTTCGTGCCTTGTCAAATCCTTTTACCAGGAACTCCATTTTGTCATATGTATATCCTGATAAATCAACCATCTCCACAGTATTACTACCGCGAGACATGTAATAATTTCCCCAATTGATTTCTCCACCTAAAGCATCAGTACCAAAAGTAACTTCTAAACCAAGTTTATAAAAACCTAGTTGCAAAGTACTAATTGGAGTGTTCTTAGATGTTTTGAGGTCAACAATTACTAAGTGCCCATCAACCTCAAAAATTCGGTCTATCACCATTTTGATAGGAACATCGGCCACTACTGGCATTAGTTCCAATTCAATTCCTGGTCGTCCATCTGGAGCAATCCAAATCTTCCAGTTGGGATTATGCTTACGCCAAGCGATATACTCGCTGACCCACATAGGTCCTGCAGTCTGCCAAAAATTAATGTCTTCCTTGTTAGGATTAAGTTTGGTAGCCTTGCCACCTATGCGAGCATTAGTTAAATCAATATCACCTTTGCAAGCATTCCAAGATTCTGTCCATAAATTATCAACATCGTTTATCATAGGTTATCCCTATCATAGGTTTCGCAAGCCAAGTGGAATGCTGAACCTCCTACAGACCACACAGACGGCTCTTCCTGTTTTGCCAATAATCTACCAAGGTAGTATTGATATCCACAGGTTAGATAGGTGCTGAAAGCACTGTAGGATATATGTTCTGGTAATGTGTATTCTTCAAGTTTTATTGACATTAGATATATTATACACAGGTATAGGGTTAGATGGAAGTCGAATGTGACTTCCATAGATTGGTACCTATGTGTATAATTAATATTAATATAATATATAAAAGACCCCAAAGGGGTCTATAGTATAATATATAATTAATTATATCTCTAAGGAGTACTATGTCTAATGTTATAAATAATACATTTTGGGCTGTATTTTTTGGCTCAACTTTAGGAACCCTAACCGTATACCTAACCACATCTCTAGTCGATGAATATCGACATATGAAACATCATAGGGATATGGATTTATTACTAGAGCAACTAGAGTCATACGAGCACGATTAAGTCTTAAAACGACAAAAAAACCCCCTTACCCAGTAGTGATACTAGGCGAGGGGGTTTTCGTGTCTCTAAAGGGCCTTTAAAGCCCGATTAGGGGTATATAATTACTTGCTACCAACACCAAATTCTGGTGATGATGGGTCTAATGCCTTTAGAACAGGGCCAGCAACCGCTGCAACTCCTGCTAGTGCTAGAGTCTTTAGGTCAGTTACGCCAGAAAGATATAGCGCAATTACGGCTGCAACTGCAGCACGTACATATGTAGAAACAATTGCTTTTAATTTAGTTGTATTCATATTGTCCTTTAAGGGCGAGCAACGCCCATTACTAGGGAGTAAGCACGCTTCTTTAGAAACACACCATCTCCATTTGATTGACTGCCTTTAGTATCTGCTGAGGTGTTACCCTCATAGACCAGAAGGTATTTCTTTCCATCATTGCTAGCGCAAATGCCAACGTGATCGGCTTCTACATCAGCATCAAATTGAAAGAAAACTA